TAACACATCACGAGGGAAGCTAGAGCCATAACTCTGAGTAACACCCGTGTAATCAGTCATTGTCTGAGTTACAGGGGATGCACTTTCAGTGTAGATGATAGGCTCGTGACCAGCTTGAACAATCATAGCATGGTCGTTTAAAGAGGCTACCTTCCAGTTATTATCTGTAATGGTATAGAGGCTAGGAGTAACATCAGTCAAGACAGCACCAACACCGCCTGTAAACAACTTATTGTTCCCTGCACTGAGGGTAACAACAGTGTCATCAGCGTTGGTGTGTTCAGCCAACATTTCAATATTAAGGTTGCTCAACTCATCCACACCAGTAGTAGTTTGTTGCGTCCATCCTTTACGAGCACCTAACCGACCAAACTTATCAATGATACAGTTGTCAGCAGTCAGGGCAAAGTTGCTGGAGAGAGTAACACTACTGTCCTGTGTGTTAAGCCCGTAGAAGCCGGGTGAGACAACAGAGACTGTTTGTAGTTGTTTCATACGCTATACCAAATAGTGTCCTCTGGGTGACGAGCAGCATCGAAAGCAATCTCATCTGCCAATGCCGACTGAGCAGCAGCGTAGGCGTTAATACTTTGTTGACCACCATCCTCACCACGTTCCTCAATCGCCATCGCAGTGGCTAACAGAATGATGGGACGAGTAGGCAACACAGTGGAATCAATGTCAGCCGCTAGTGGTAGGTTACGAAGGGTCATGTTAAACCGCAAGTCATAAACACCATCAGGGATAGGGTAGATGTCCACTTGAGAATCACCGTCAGTACTCACACCGTTAAAGTTGTAATATACTGGGATACCCTTTTGTGGGTCAGCCATCAGAAACTCTTGTGTAAACCAGTGAGAGGTTTGATAACCCATCTCAATGTTGCTTGTGTCGTTCCAAACATCTAACACTTTAGCACTGTTACGAGTATTTTGCAACTCATAGTTAAATACATCGGCTGTGGTGGTTAGGGTTAAGGTAGAACGTAAAGCACTCCAATCCCACGCTGCCTCTACTTGGCTCTTTGCTTCGTTAACAAAGTCCCCAATCAAACGAGCGTAACTATTGGAGTTACCAGACCCCTGAACCGTAGCTACTTCACTCTCTCGAAGCCTACGCATTACAGCATTGACAATTTCTAAGTATGTCATTTATTTATTCCTTTGTTGCTATTATACCACAGATTACCAGTTTTGTCAAGCCTATTCGCCATCAAATGCAACAGTATTTAACTCTTTTCTTAGGTCAAACGTGATGATACAGCTTTGAGTTGCACCCTCTTGTGGTTCAATGACAAAAGAATCCCCTTGCTGCATCACAATAGACCCGTTGCTAAATTGTAAATAACTATGAGAAGACATTGGGTACAAGTCAATAATCTTAATCTTGTGGTTAATATCGTGAGCGTGTTGCCAATAAGCCGTGGTAGTCTTGTTGTTAGCGTCAAGGTTAGAGATGAATAACAAATCCACCTCTGCCTTGTACCCTTGTGGGACTACAAAAATTGTATTGGCGACACCCGCTGTGAGTTGTTTACCTACTGAGTGTCTCATTAGATATAACCACCATAGGGGTCAGACATAGTAGGAGCCGAGTAACCACCACTACCATCTCCTTGAGCTGAATAACCATCAGAAGAGTTACTGAAGGTGGGTGTTACACCATAAGATTGTTCAGCGGCTATACGAGCAGCCTCCATTCCATTATTAGTAGTTGACATGGATTGTGCTCTATTGATAGCTTCTTGAATTGCATCGGCTGAACGTGTAGTTCCACCTGTTCCACTAGCAACAGGAGCGGCTATGCCAGCAGCTTTAGGTTGATAATTAGGGTTAACATACCCACTTGTATCTCCCATCATTACACGTGCATTACCTTGTAAGTAATCAGCATATGCTGTTGGACCGTAATTAGCTAAATTCATCTGACTCATGCCGGGAACCATAGCATTACCAAACAAAGTTAAACCAGCAGCCAATTTGGCATTGTTGGCAGATTGAATCTCAAAGGCTTGTTGTGCAGCTAAAGTTTTAGCAGTTTCTGGAGTCAACCCCATTGTAAGGTTTTCCTGATAGAAACGGTCTTCAATTTCTTGATAGTAGTTACGACCACCAATGCCTCCAGCAGAATCACCTCCACTACCCATCATACCCATACCACCACGAGCCGCAGCAGCCTTAGCAGCCTCTTCAGCTTGTTTCTTCTTCAGTGCCTCATCCAGTGATGCGTTAATAGCATTCTGTCTGCGGAAGGGGTCAGCACGGTATGCCTCAGCATCCGACATCATCCCTCCTTGTGGGTTAGTGTTTAACAGGAGGTTCTGAACATAGGTAGAGAAATCAGTAGCAGCTTTAGGCGTTTGAGTTTGTTGCCCATTTAGCCTAGCCATAATTTGTTCATAAGATTCGATAGCCATCACTTCTTCCCCTTGTTAGTTTTAGCCCGTTGGTTACGTTCAGGCAGCTTACGACCAGCCTTGCTCATAGCGATAGCGACTGCTTGCTTCTGTGGGCGACCCTCTTTAACCAGCATACTGATATTTGAGCTGACAGCTTTGTCGCTCTTACCCTTCTTCAATGGCATATTAACCACCCTTCATATCAATCATTAACACAATGAGCCACCAGAGAACGCCTATTCCGGCTGATATAATACCAATGGCAAGTGAGTTCCACAGGAGGGCTTTACGCCTTTCAGCCTGTTTATAAATTGTCTTCTCTCGTTGTTCCCGTATCTGCCTACGCATCTGGAGCATCTCTCTATATGTCTCCACACCGTAGCGATAGGTTATAAGCTCTCGCAGCTCATTCTCCATCTGCTGCACCTTCTGCTTATGGACGACAGCCTGAAAAGCCTCTTCCTCTACAGAACCTCCACTGAGCAGCTTACGAAACAGAGGTGGGTTCTTAGCCTCTTCCTCTGCTTTGTTGATGTCACTAACACCCTGAAAGAACTTGCCGAAGTAGCCAACGCAATCTTCAATCTCTCTTCCAGCCTCTACAGCCTTCTTAATCATGTTGAATGCGCCAGTCGCTAAGGCAAACGCGCTAACAGGGTCTATCATGTCATTTAATCCAATGTTGTGCGAACCAAGCGAGGATGCCACCAACAATAGATGCTATGGTCATCCCCATCCAGAAACCACCTTTGCTTTGGTTGGCTAGGGCTAGAAGTGTTTTGATGTCAGCATCCATACTGTTCACCTTAGTTTCTAACCCCTCCACCTTAGCCAATAGTTTCCCATACTCTACTGGGTTTAGGTTTTCCATCAATCACCCCAACGCTGGTCATTAACGACAGCAATCAGGGCTTCTACGTCAGCACAAGCAGTAATGGCGGCTTCAAGTCGGTCGGCTTCAGCAACAATTGCGGCTCGTTTGGCTACCACATCAGCAGGGATTGCCACGTCACGCTCTGCCTTGCGAATAACCATCCAGTCGGTAGCTGCCAACATAGTGCCAGCGGTTGCCTTGACCTGTGCAATCCATTGTGACTTCAGACCTTTAGTGACCAGACGCTCATCGCTGTCCACCATTGCAGGCTCACCGTCAACCTCACCTAAGACTTTGACGTACATGGGGTTGCCGTCTTCATCGACTTCCTCACGGTCTTCCATTTCCTTGGGGTTGTTGATGTCGCCTGACCAGTAGAAGCGGTCATCAGCACGGGTCGCCTCAGTTTCCCAAGTAATGCCCAGAGCCGTACGGTCTTCAGCGGATGAGAGACGTAGCCAGTTAGCAGGGTATTGAATGTCACCCAACGTAAAGGCACGGTCAAGTTGAAGTGGTTTGTTGTTTACTTTATACATTGTGTTTCCTTATCGTGCGAGTGAGTTCTTGAATGGGTTTTCGGCAAATGCCATGTAGATGTATGTTTGAGTATTGTTGTTTTCGTAATAAGAACCGTCTGTTCTAATCTTAAAACCGTTACTCAAAAAATCAACATCAATCGGCCTTGCATCTCCATCTTCCGCATTTGATGTGTTTGCTTCTAAATGATGGTCAGCAACGTTGTAAACGTTTCTCTTGCTATCGTGAATAACCCAATCACTATTGGTTGAACCATAATCTATATTTTTTACCATCAACCAAGCCGGTCTAAACCCACAATAAATAAATGGCCCGTTTGAATTAGAGTTACCTTCATACGACCCGAATTTACTGTAACCTTCTACATCGGCGAAACAGTAGGCTACGTAATCTTGCCCTGAATTATTAGTTGTTCCAGAAGAGTTTACAGTGAAAACCGCAGAGGTTGGATTGGTGTTGTTATAAGCAGAGGCTGTAGTAATTGGAACGCCTGTGCTGTTTAGAAGTGTGACAGCAGTCGCACCGACAGATTTGTGGTAGACGCCCCAATTTTCACCAGCGTCTCTAGATTTAGAAATGATTACATCAGGCGTAGCACCTAACCCATGCCCCACCGTTGCAACGCTACCAGTACCCGTATAAGTAACAATCGAGAACCCAGCCGTAGGGTTGGCACTAACTGTTGAGGTGATAGAGCCATCAGTGTTGCTTACACCAGCGCCGTTGGATTTCCAGTTCCAAGCGACGTAGGTTTGTGCATTGGCATTAAATTCAAACGATGAACCTTGGGTAATTGTAAAGCCATCTGAATCTAATGAATTAAACTCACTAGAAGCATCAACAGCCGCTGATGTCAAATTTGAAGCAAGCGTACTTGAAACACCTTGTAGTTTGTCCACAAGCCTATGGTTGTACGCAGATGAACGGCACTTTAACCATACTAAATCTGGTGCAAACCCAACCCCTGTAATTGCTCGATTGCTTCCGTTATTACCCGTATACAGCACAGGATTGAAATACTCACTCCCGTCCACAATTGCGCTGTCAGGCAAGTTACCCGTGTGCAAAGGCAAGAAGCCTGTGGGCGGTGTGTAGGCGAATGGGCGTTGACCGAAGTTGACAGTCCACTTTCCACCGTTACCAGCAGTTCCTGAATTGTCTCGCACAAAAGGGACTGCAAGATAACCCAACAAATCTATTGATGTTCCACCAGTTCCAGTAGAAGGATTTCCAGCGTCCCACGATCCATTACTTCCAACCCATGCCAAAAGGTTATCAAGGTCAACGGCTATGATTACTGTCTGGTTTGACGATACTTCTTTATATGCCCCTGTAATTCCCGCTCCTGCACCAACACCACCCGTTACAGAATTCCATCCAGCCCTTAATGGGCTTGAACCCGAGTATCCAGACAATTCTGCCTCGAAATACCACTTGCCTGAATTAACTGCAATGGTTCCATTTGAAGTTCCATTGCCGCCGCTTGCTGTGTTTGCATTTAATTCTAAATTTCCATTTACAACGCTGGACTGCATTGCAGGGTATGTATCCAAAGGATTCAACGTGCAATAATTCCCACCGTCTGCATAAGGCGTGGGTGTGTCTGTCACGGTGCTTTCAGTTGTGATGCCACCGTTGGGTTGCCAGTCGTTATTGTTACCAGAGTCATCTAACCAGTAGGCATACTCACGGGTGTCCTTGAACGCCAT